CTCTGCCTTGATGACAGACCTAGGCAATATCTATTATCAGCAAAGAGTTTGATCATCTTTTTCTGATAATCATAAAGTTTGAAATCAATCAATCCCCTATCCAGCGAAACAATCTTTACATACTTCTCAACAAAATAAATCGGATTATTGAAACATCTTTGAATTTCGAGAATTTCATCCTCGGTATAATCATAGGTCGATCCGATTGCCGGAAGTAATGGGTCATTTTTATAAAAAACGTCAATAGACATAGCTATTTCTCATCCGTTTCAATTGGAACATCTACATTTTCATGTTTAATTTTATTAAGGATATCATCAAGGTTTCCGGAAAAAACAATATTATTCTGCTGATTGAAGGTCTGTCCCGGTTTCTGAGGTTGAATCTTCTGGGATTTTCTTTCTGATCGAATGGTTGCCATTCCGAAAGTCATCTTTGATAGATTGGCACAGGCAATGCAGATGTTCTTGAGATTATTGGAAGCCTCCCTATATGCATCTGCGGATTCCGTACCTCGTGCAAGTTCCCGAAGTTCACTGTCCAACTCAAACATGTTTTCGATCGCCTGTGACATTTTTTCCTTGGCATACCGATGATCGTTCATCATCTCCTTCTCGGAATCCGTCTCAACACAGGATTCTAACGGGACAATGTTTGGTTGTGATTCATCATCATCAACAACAGATGGCATCAGGTCAAGAACATCCTCAATTTGGGCGGTCGATTTGAGAGTCATTTTTCGTCTTCAACATCAATAACATACCTATTCACATTCCAATTATCCGTGTACTCGGATTCTAGCGGGTCAACATGGGTTCGCACTCCTTCAAGGAAAGATCCGTCAAAATCATCAAAGAGATCTGTCTTGATGAACTTGATCACATTTGCAGGATGAGATGGTGGGAAGAACCATGTCTGAATCGTGAAGGTTAGGACTGTCGTGTAGAGGATTGCTGACGACAGATCATCAAGAACACCTTCCTCTTCTTCCGAAATTCCATCAAGTCTGATAACAACATCCCGTTGCAGGGCAAGGGATTCAGGAACCATGTTTACCTTGACAATGAAATCAGGCTGAAAGAATGGAAGAATCTGCTCCAGTATCATCGCATTGTCTTCCTGATTGTTCGTGACAATCGACAGCTCATACCCAATGTTATATGGAGCTGGCTGAGTAGAAATGTATTCACCTTCGGAGATTTCCTGAAAGGTTCCAATCTGTCGTTCGGAATCGAACTCAAATACACCATTTCTTGAAAAACAAAGTCTAGGAAGTGGTGCGGATTGGGTACTAAAGTTTTTGTACTGATCCTGCTGGATGACAGCAATCAACTTTTCCCTTTTCGAATAGGTGAGTGGAACCTTGATTATCTGCTCAACCTGTTTCTTCGCTTCAGGCAGGGTCTTTCGGATGATTCGGATGTTGTTAAAGATGGTTCCGAAAATGACATTTAGGGAACGAAGATGGTGATGATAAAAGATTTCGTTCTTGAAAATCGTGTCTGTTCTATTTGCCATTTTTTATGATTTCGAAAATCCGACCCTGTTCTGTAAGTTATTGATATTTATAGCCTTTTCCAAAAACATGCGTTTTCTTTGAAATTGGGCTTACTACCCTACATGGTAGAAAAAAACATCAAAAAACACCCTTGTAAGGTATTGATTTTAAAGGATAATTTTTTTGAAAAAATGCGTTTTTTCGAAAGATACATATTTTTGATGGTTCTTCATTTTCCGGACAAATATTCGTTCCATTTGATAAGGGAATTGATCTGCCATTGCCGGGATTTTATTTCCCTTGATACCTCATCAATGAGGTACACCTTTTCATTTTGTAAATCTATATCGGCTTGAAGGGATGAGATTTCTTCATCGGTATCAATAAACCGTTCCACATCAGCCTTCAATAATTTTAATCCAAATGGTCTTTTCTTATAGACTTCCGGTGATGCCTTTCCAGAATAGTAGAGCCACTTCTCCTTTCGGAGGTCATTCATTCTTCTTTGCATTCTTATTAGTTTTATCTTTTCCGCAACATGATAATCAATCCATCTTCCAAAAATAATAGGAATCTCGTGGATTGCACTTTGTAGATTTGTCTTGTCGTACTCAAGATCCTTTTTTGCTTGTTCAAGTAGTTCATCTGTTTTCATAATATCCTCCATTGAATGTAAAAAGAAAGAGGGGATGATAAAAGTTATTGAATTTTTTAAAGAAATTGTTGAAAATAGGTGATTGATGTTGTTGTTAAAGGTAATTATAAGATTGTTTTTGTTGTGTGTCAATATGTTTAATGTTATTGATTAATATTTTATATAAGCGAAAAGGTTGAAAATTAGCAGTATATAGGTAAGTTATTGATTTTAAAAAGAAATATTAAATTGAAAAATGTTATTGTAACTGCCTAAAAAATAGGCAGATTGCTTAAAAAATAGGCAAAATGATCAATTTTTAGGTAAATTCTTCTCGATGTTGCTTTTTAGCAACGATGCTATAAAATATGAGTCAACGATGTCCGATGCTGGATTGGAATCCGGGTTTGTTTTCCCCAGCATCTGATGTATAATATCACCTGTTGTTGATGTGTATGCTCTTGCCATGTCTGGTTTTTTGGAATTTCCCTTGCCAGTCGCATACTTTTTAATGGTTGTTGGTGGATAGACTTCAAAGCTATCCGGGATGATTTCTGTCAGTATTTTATACTTGAGAATTGCCGTGTTTTCTGCAATATTAAAGAGAGAACCGAGTCGAGATCCGAGGGAATATCCTTCGATTGCAATATGAAGTTCATGATCTGGATAACAAGATTTTATTTGATTGATGTTGTTAATTGACCACACTGCAAGATTCATGTATCGCTTGATGTCCGTGCAATTTTTTGGTACAATATCATCATAGTGGTTGAGGATGATTGTTAGGTTGTTGGATTTAAGGGTTTCCGGATCTGGTAGTTTTTTATTATGCCAGAGCGCAAAGGAAATAACCTTGTTTGTGTTGTTGTTTATTACAGTAATTGCTGGTGATGTATAGGAGTAGTCAATACCAACAAATAATATTTTTTTCATGTATGGATATCCTTATCATGGTATAATGTGAATATTTATTTTTGTTTGGGTTTTTGAAAGGATTTTGAAAATGATGAAATTGAAATTTAAAAACATTGACGATGAGATTAAATTGTCAAGAAAGGTGAAGTTCAGCGAGGATTCTACATGGATGGAAGTAATTGACGCCTTTCAGGAACTTCTGGATGAAGTTGGTGGGTTTGATTATTTGTCGAAAGAATATATCGGAAAGAGTTTTTCTGAAATTCTAATGAAAGAAATACACAAAGAAAAATGAAGTTTGAGTGCAACATCATAGACAATGACTGTGCATCCGGAAAGACCTTTCAGATGCTTGAGAAATGCCGCGAATGGGTCGATAAGGGTCAGGGCGTTGTCTATGCCTGTCGGACAACCGAACTCGCGGAGGAACTCTTTGAACGGGCAACCTTCCAGAACATGATCTCCAAGGACAGGGTATTAATTTTTACCGGTAGTGGATCGGTAAAGAAATTGAAGGGGACAATCAGGAAAACCAAACCTGTTCTGGTTTTCGTCACCCATGACTCGATTATCAATCTCAACATGAAAACCGATCACTTCAAGAAGAAGTGGATTTTGATACATGACGAAAAACCATCCGGCAGCAATATCATTTCGATCTATGAGGATTATCAGGAGTTAATTAGGAAATATCCTGAATTAAAGGACTTCTTTTATACTCATCCAGTTGAAACAAACCCATTCCGAAACAAGGAGTTTTTTGATCGTATACGGAAGGATTATCTTCGGTTTGATTGTTTCAATAAACTAGGATTATTGAAGTATTATCTCAAAAAAAGAAGGGAAGATAAATCGGAAGATCTCATTTATTTTCTTCATGGATTTCTTCTTGGAAATATTGAATATTATATAAAAAAATCCGATGACAATTATAATCGGATAATCCGCTTTGTCAACTATAATCCCTATAATGACTGGAAGGGAGTGTATTTCATGTTTTCACACTCGTCCATTGATTCGAAGCATGAACTCTCCTTCTTGAGAAAACTACGGCTTTTGAACGTCCGGACAAAATACCGGAATATACTGAAATCCGAGAGAAGATTTGATTATGATTTTTCTGACAAGATAATCATTCATACGACAAACACCGGAAGAAACTGGTCAAAGACCTACTACACAAAAAACAGCATCCTTGAAAAGACACTGAAAGAAATACGAGGGATGATTCCGGACAATAAAATCCCCCTTGTTCTTTGTAACAAGGGTTATGAGGATACGATTTCGGATGTATTTGGAGATTGTGTCCTAATGGATGGTGCTCCATACGGAAAAGAAGCCGAACGATATCTTGGGTGTGATGTTTTTATTGATGTTGCGGCAAGATTTTCTTCTGTACAGAATCAACTCTTGCTTACCGATTTCGGGTTTGATTCATCCGTCATGACATGGGAAAAGACGGATGATCTTATCCAGTGCTTGATGCGAACAAAGCTCCGGAGAGGGCTACAGGATGTCTTTCATGTGTTCACAACAAATTCCATTGTTGCCACCTATGTTTCGGCAATCTTTGGAATAGATCCTGTAATGGACATCCCTGTCTTTGATATCTCTGAACCTACCGTTGTTACAGAGAGGCTGGATGATTGTGTTGTGGATAGTGAGTATTCAATAACCATCTTTCAGAGTACCCGGGATGTTGTTGGAAAAACACTTACGAGCCATAGTCATGCTGAACTGTTTAAGTACATTCCTAGGGATAATCATAAAAACTCCGGATGTTTCATCTTCGGAAAGACAGACGGTGAGGGCAGAACCCGAAAAAATATCGAGTATCTATCTGCTCTTGTTTTTGATTTTGACCGGAAAACCGAAAGAGCCTTCTCAGGTGAAAACTACCTTAAGACAATTCGGGGAATTTTTGGTGAGTGTCTTGTCTTTTGGCAGCCAACATTTTCCCGGGGAAACTATCGGTTTATCGTTCCGGTAAATAAAAATCTGACACCAGAACGCTATCAGTTTGTCATGGATTATTTGGCTCCGAAGCTGCGGAATCTTGACCTATCATCCTGTCGTCCGACACAGATCTATTTTTCACCAAAGCAGGATTTTATCAAATCCGGGGATTATGTATGTGACCTTGATAAGATTGTTCCGGACATCTTCTTCAGGATTGGACAAAGGACTGTTGATAAAAGACCAACATATGAGACAGTCTGTCGGAATCAGGCAAGGGCGCTTGTCCTTATATCCGGAATACCGGAAAGAAGAGTACCAAACACAAATAGTTACTGTGTTGGTATGACTGCAAAAATAAAGGGGTTGATTGGGAAAAATCAACCCACAAATAGTTATATCTGGAGTCTTTACTTCAAGAAGCTTGAATCAATACTTGCTCATGAGGGTAAGAACAGAGCAAATGACTTCATTCGGATGAGTTTTGTATAATCGAATTCTTGTAGTACTTAATCACTTCTTTCTGTTTTAGAATATATTCCGTAGTCCCGGATAGGGTTTTCAGATAGTTTTCAGAGGATTCGACATCCGAAAAACAAATCCCGGATGTCTGATCCTTTGGCGATGAAAACCGAATGTCCGTGTTGATATCCAATGTTGGTTCCGGGATTTCTGGAACTGTCAGATGATTTACGCTTGTTTTTTCCTCTGTTGCAGCACAGCCAGATAAAACAAGCACGGATAAGACAATAAGGATTTTTTTCATTTCCCTGCCTCGGTGAGTTCGTTAATCAGATACTTGTTTGTTTCATTGAAGGAGGAAATCTTGTCATCATCCGACACATCCGAGGATTTTATTTTTATGATGGTTTCCTGAATTTTTGTGTTGGATTCCTTCGTCTTTTTCAAGATCTGTTCTAGGTTGGCATTGTAGGTTTCCAGATTCTTCTGATAGATCTGATACTCTGACCGGATTTCGCTGATTTCATCCCGGTATACCTGTAGTTCTTCCTTTATTTTCTTGTTTTCACAATAAACACGATAAACGCCGACACTAAAGAATACTGTTATACCGATTAGAAGTATAATACCAAAATATTTTATGTAATTAAGTATTTTCATTTTTTATCACATAGTTTTCCAGAAATCCGTCCAGTTCCCGGACAGCCTTTTTCAGGATGTCCTTCTTTCTTGTGATATAAAAGAATGGGGCATCCACCATTGCAACATTGTCTGTTGACGTGACACTGGTGTTGTTTGATTGATCACCACCAACAGATCCATCATCTTCCTGTTTGATCTTCTTGAATTCACTTTCAAGGACATTGATTGAACAATATAAAAGTCGGTCAACGTTTGGACAATCGACCAAGATGGACTCACCAAGCTGTTTTGGTTCTCGTAGGGATTTCAGGACAATTAGTGCGGCTGCAAGTGTTCCCCCCGGAAGTTTTTTAATCAACTTCCGGAGATTGAAGGCAAATCTGACAAGGGGAGAAAACACCTTCTTTTGCTGTGGTGTCATGTCCTTTTCCTTGACAAGCCACTTTCCGTTTTTATCAACAATTCCAGCCTTGTACTGTGGTGTTTTTTCCCACTTCA